ACAGGCGATGCGGGCGATGCTTTGTTTGAACTTTTCCCTGATTCAAACACTTCAGCCAAAAAAATTAGTTTTGCGGGGATTATAACTTCGGCAGAATATGGCGCGACACTTGGCGAAGTACAAGTAATAAATGTCAGCTTTATAACTAATGGTGCAATAACCAGCGCTATCTGATACATTGAGTTTATTAGTCAACTAATTAACCAATGCCAAACAAAAGAACGATTGATTTACTTGTTGAAAGTTTTGATCTTTCAGTAAGAAGAAAATACGAAATAAAAAACGCAAACGGCGATGTTGTTACAACTTTATATTTTCCCCCAATAACAAGGGCTGACAGAAAAAAAGCGCAGGCAAGAGCTAATACAACAGACGGGCTTGAGATATCAACTCAGATGCTTTGTCAAATTGCAGAAAAAGAAGATGGTTCAAAGCATTTTGCACCCGCTGATGCAATTAATTTACAACGTGAAATTCCTGAAAAAATATTGAATGAAATTGAATTGTTTATGTTTGATCTTTCAAACGATGAAACATTAGATGAAGCAAAAAACGATTAAAGGGCGATAATTGGCTATATTTTGAATTTTTCTTATCGTCCGAACTTGGAAAAACTATTAATGAATTACGGGCATCAATGACAGATTCCGAGTTTATGTATTGGGCTGCATACTATGAAGTAAAAAATGAAAAAGAAAAACAAGCAATAAATCGCGCAAGACGAAAATAGGTGTACACTAAAATAAAGGTTTTTTGTTGTCTTGGCTCAAGCTAATGTAAAAATTGCTGTAGACGCTACGAGCGCAGTTAATAAACTTCGGCAAGTCAATCAAGTTTCAAAAAAATTAAGTTCAACAACCGATAGACTTGAGCAAAGTGTAAGAAGAAATAATCGAAGATTTAGAGAAACAGGCGCAGCCGCAAGAACAGCAAGCGCGGGCGTCAATAGGTTAGGGGCGGCAGTAAGAAAACTATTAATTGGTTTTTCTTTATTTAAAACAGCATCTTTTGTTATTTTTAATACTCAACAATTAGAAACACAAAGAAAAAGTTTAGAAGTTCTTACAGGTTCTCTTGAAGATACAAATAAAATTATTGCTGAAATTCAGGCTTTCGGTGCTGTAACGCCATTTAAAAGTTCTGATCTAATAGAAACAACAAAACGATTAAAAGCGTTTGGATTTGAAACAGAAGAGCTTGTTGACGTTACAAAAAGGCTTGCTGATGTTGCGGGCGCGACAGGAGCCGATCTCGGCGGTATAGCAACAGCCTTTGGACAAATACAGGCGAAAGGTAGATTGCAAGGGGAAGAATTGCTTCAGTTACAGGAAAGGGGTGTAAGCTTACAAGACGAATTGCAAAAAATGTATGGCTTTACAGCCGATGAATTTAGAAAGGCGTTAGAGGGCGGCAGAATAAGTGCTGATGCTGTTAATTTAGCTTTACAACGAATAACAGACGCAGGCGGTAAATATGCCAATGGTGCTATTGCTCAAAGCACTACTTTAGCGGGTAAATTTAGCACACTTGTTGATGGTGTTGAAACTTTGGCTCGAACCTTTGGAGAGGTTCTCGACCCTGTTTTAAAAGCTGTTTTAAACAATACAATTACTGTCATAAATACAATAAATAAAGCGTTAAATATTGCAAAATTACAATCTGGATTAGGTCTTAATAAAGCTGCAAGAAAAAGAATACAAGATCAGGCGCGTGACGAAGCTGTCGAAATAGTAAACCTTAGAAACATAGCAAATCCATTTAAAAGAAACGAGGAATTTCAAAAAGTATTTGCAGAAAGACAGCTTGACTTAACGAAGAAATTTGGATTTCAAACTGGACAACTGCAAGTTGAAATTGATGCGCCACAGACTCAAGACGCAACAGTTCCTAAATTACTTAAACAAACAAAAACAGAAACAAGTGAATTTGACAAACAAGTACAAGCAATTGAAAGAAAAAATGAATTATTAACAGCAAGGCTTGAAGGAAATGAAAAAGAGATAGAACAAAAACATAGAGAAATGGCTTTGATCGAAAAAATTGGAATTTTTGAAGCTGCCAAGATTTTTGAATTAGAAGATGGAACAAGAAAATTAGAAGAGCAAAACAGGATTCTTGATCGACAAAAAGAAATATTTACACAAATTGGAGATAGTATTGCAACAGGTATTTCTGACGCGTTAGTTGGTGCTATTGAGGGAACAAGAAGTCTTGGGGAAGCTGCAAAATCAATTTTAAGCGATATTGGGTCACAACTTATGAGACTTGGAATTAATACACTTTTATTTTCTGCATTTGGAGGTGCAGGGGGTATATTTAAAAATTTAACAACATTTGCAAATGGTGGAAGGCCGCCTGTCGGAAGGGCTTCAATCGTTGGAGAAAAAGGGCCGGAACTTTTTGTTCCTAGTTCTGCTGGCACAATAGTACCAAATGATCGAATAGGCGGTGGCGTAACTAATAATATTGTTGTTAATGTAGATGCATCAGGTTCTAATGTAGAAGGTAGTGAACAAGAAAGCAGAGAGCTTGGTCTTGTTCTGTCTGCTGCTATTCAAGCACAATTAGTTCAAGAAAAACGTCCGGGAGGTTTACTTGCATAATGGCTACATTTCCATCATTCACACCTACTTATGTCGGCTTCAGTAAAAAATCATCACCAGTAAAAAGACTTGTACGTTTTGCAGATGGTTATGAACATAGAGTTTTGTTTGGTTTAGCAAGTCACCAAAACCCAAAAGTTTATAATTTACAATTTGATGTAACGGAAATTGAATCAGATGTTATTGAGGCATTTTTAGATAGTAGGGCAAACGATCAGGCAAGTTTTACATTTACACCGCCGGGCGAAGGTATATCAAAGACAGGTACTTATTCACAATCATCATCAACAACAATCACAGTGACTATTACAAATCATGGCATTGCAATTAATGAAACTGTAACTCTTGATTTTACAAGTGGTTCTGCGACAGATGGTACTTTTATTGTCGCAACAGCCGCAGATCAAAACACCTTTACCGTAACAGCTTCTTCAAGTGGAACAAATAGCGGAAATGTTACTGCTACTGTATCAGGTGCAAAACAATTTGTTTGCGAAAGTTGGACAAAAACTATTCCTTACAATAATAGAGCAAAAATAAGTACAACTTTTAGAGAGGTATTTGAGCCATGAGTAGCAGTGTTATTAGTGATATTCAATCAATAAATCCTTCATCAATTATTGAATTATTCACTCTTACAACTACAACTGCTTTGCATGGATCTGCTACAACATATAGATTTCACGCTGGTTCAAGTTTAAATTCAAATGGTGAGATTGTTTGGGCTGGTAATACATACCAAAGATTTCCTGTTCAAGCAGAAGGCTTTGCATATCAAAAAGGTCAGATTCCAAGACCAACTCTAACTGTTAGCAATGCCCTTGGCACTATTACATCAATACTTTTAACAGTAAACCAAACGACAACTGGAAATGATTTAACAGGTGCAACAGTTACAAGAATAAGAACACTTGCAAAATTTATTGATGCTGTTAATTTTGCTGGTAATGTAAATCCTTATGGAACACCAGACCCAAATGCAGAATTTCCACAAGAAATATATTCTATTGATAGAAAATCACAAGAAACAAGAGATGTAGTTGTTTTTGAATTAGCCGCACCAATTGATCTTATTGGTGTTCGTGCGCCAAAAAGACAATGTACAAGGGCTGAATTTCCTAGTATTGGATTAGCTGTTTGATGACTTGGAAAGATGACGCATTGCTTCACGCAAAGGAACAAGACCCTAAAGAATCTTGCGGTCTTTTATTAAATATTCGGGGTAAAGAAAAATATTTTCCTTGTCAAAATTTATCAATAAATTCTCATCAATGTTTTATTATGAATCCAGAAGATTATGTAAAAGGTGATGAACTTGGAGAAATTATTGGAATTGTTCATTCGCACCCGATCACACCGCCTGTCGCTTCAGAAGCCGATAAAATAAGTTGTGAAGATTCAAATTTGCCTTGGTATATTGTCAACCCTAAAACAGAAACTTGGGGGTATTACGAGCCTTGTGGATTTCAACCGCCTTTACTTGGAAGAACTTGGGTTTGGGGTGTTACTGATTGTTTAAGCTTGGTTGAGGATTGGTATTCACAAGAAAAAGGAATTATTTTCAAAAAGGCTACAAGACCATTAACACCTGAAATATTTCACGAAAATCCACAATCAAAAGAAGATGGAGATTTTAATAATTATTTAATTACAGCAGGTTTTCGTGTATTAGCACCAGATGAAAAACTACAAAATGGCGATGTTTTGGCGATGAGTATTTTAGGTAAAGGTTTAAATCATGTTGGGATTTTTATAGATGGTGATGTTTTACATCATTTAGGCGATAGACTATCTTGTAAAGAACCTTACAATCCTTGGTTGTTAAAATGTACAGGGGGTCGGTATCGTTATGATGCGTAAAATAAAACTGTATGGCGAACTTGTAAAAATAACAGGTCACAAAGAATTAGATGCTGTTGTGAATACAACAGCACAGGCTGTAAGTTTTCTTGTAAATAATTTTCCAGAATTAGAAAGCCATATGGCAAATAGATATTATAAAGTTTTAATAGGCAAAGAAAATCTTAATATTGATGAATTACATTTTCCGGTAGGGCAATCTGATATTAAATTTGTTCCTGTTATATCAGGTTCTGGTGGTATTGGTAAAGCTTTGTTTGGTGGTGCTTTAATTGCATTAAGTTTTGGTGTTGGTGGTTTATTTACTGCGCCTCTTGCATTTGGTGGTGGAGGTATCGGATTTGCTGCTGCTGGTTTAGGTGCAAAAGCTGCTTTTGGTATAGGTGCTGGATTGGTTTTAGGTGGTGTTAATGATATGTTGTTTCCTACGCCTAAAATGCCACAATTTAGTTCTGAAGAAGATCCAAGATTGTCTTTTAATTTTAGTGGTACACAACAAACAAGTCGGGCTGGAACGCCAGTTCCCTTAGTATATGGCGAAATTTTTACAGGTTCTGTTGTAATAAGTTCTTCAATAGATACTGAACAGGTGCAAGTATGACCGATAATAAAAAAATTATTCGCGGTTCATTTGGTGGCGGTTCAAAACCATCTCCACCACCGCAACCTACAAAAACTCCTGACACTTTACACAGCAAGCAGTTTGTTACTTTTTTAGATTTAATTTCTGAGGGAGAGATAGAGGGAAGTGCATCTGCATCAAAGGCTGGAATTACAGATAAAACATCTGAGGCATATGCAAACGCTTTTAAAAAAGATGTTTTCTTAAACGATACACCAATCCTAAGAGAAAAGGCGTCAAATACATTACCTGTTACAACAGACTTTAATTTTCCTGACTTTCAATTTGGTACTCAAGACACAGGTAATTTAAAATTTAGGTTTGGTACAGCAAACCAAACAAAAATACCGGGGATAGAAAGTTCTTCATCAACTACACCTGTTGGGGTTGAGGTTACAGAAGCTACTCCTGTAACAAGACAAATAACGAATACGGATGTTGATCGTGTAAAAGTTACAATAACATTTCCACAAATACAAGTCGCAACAGATAAGGGCGACTTATTAGGTGATACAGTAGAATTTAAAATTTCTGTTCAATATAATTCTGGTGGTTTTACAGACGTACATACTGACACTGTTACTGGAAGAACTGCTGACGCATACCAAAAAGAATTTTCAGTAAAACTATCTGGTTCTTTTCCTGTTGATATACGAGTAACAAGAATTACAGCAGATAGTACTGATGCTAGTACAGTAAATTCATTTCAATGGACAAGTTTTTCAGAAATAATTGATGATGCTTCTACATATGCCAACTCTGCCTATAACGCAATAAGATTAGATTCAGAACAATTTAGTTCAATACCATCAAGAAAATTTAGAATAAGAGGAATTAAAGTTAGAATACCGGGGGCTGGTGCTTCAAGTTCTGGAACTCCAACTGTAGATTCTGAAACAGGTCGCATTGTTTATCCTAGTGGTTATATTTTTAACGGTGTTATGGGTGCTGCTGTTTATACAAATTGCCCTGCAATGGTGTTACTTGATTTGCTTACTAACACAAGGTATGGATTTGGCGATCATATAACAGACAGTAATCTTGATTTATTTTCTTTTGTAACTGCCAGTAAGTTTGCAAATACTCTTGTCGATGATGGTTTTGGTAGTCAAGAGGCTCGATTTAGTTGTAATGTAAATATCCAATCATCCTCTGAGGCATTTGATCTTATAAATGAACTTGCTGGTGTAATGCGATGTATGCCAATTTTTACTGCTGGTTCAATTACGATTACCCAAGATTCGCCAAAATCAGCAAGCTATTTATTTAATCTAAGTAATATTACATCTGAGGGTTTTAATTATTCTGGAAGTAGTTTAAAACAAAGACATACTTCTGTTTCTGTTTCATACTTTAATATGGACAGCCAAGATGTTGATTTTGAAGTTGTAGACGATACAACTGCACAAAGCAAATTTGGAATTATTACAAAACAAGTAAAAGCTTTTGCTTGTACATCAAGAGGACAAGCTGCAAGGTTAGGCAGAGCAATATTATTTGCAGAACAAAATGAATCAGAACTCGTTAGTTTTACAACTTCAATTGATGCTGGTGCAATAGTAAGGCCGGGTGCAATAATTGATATAGCTGACCCTGTACGTGCTGGCGTAAGAAGAGGTGGAAGATTATCTGCTGTTGCATCTACAACAGTAATGACTATTGATGATGCTAATGCTTCTGATTTAGCAACCACTAATTCACCAAAATTTAGTGTTGTTTTACCAGATGGAACTGTTGAAACAAAAGATGTTTCCAGTATTAGTTCTGCAGGTGTTGTAACTGTTAGTTCTGCATTTTCGCAAACTCCAAATGTAAATACTGTTTGGCTTTTAGCAAATACAACAGTAGAAGCACAAAAATTTAGAGTTATTACTGTTGAAGAACAAGATGGTATAAATTATTCAATTACAGCACTTTCATATGTTGAAAGTAAATATGATTTTATTGAAGATGGTTCATCATTACCAACAAGAACTATATCAGTTTTAAATGAAATAAAACCACCGCCTTCAAACCTTTCTGCTGTTGAAACTATTGTTCCTATAAATAATCAAGCGGTATCAAAAATTGTTTTAAGTTTTCAGCCTATTGTTGGAGTTATTAATTACCAAGTAAATTATCGTTATAACAATGGAAACTTTGTTTCTACAAAAGTTTCAAGTCCTGACTTTGAAATTTTAAACAGTCAACTTGGGGTTTATGAATTTAAAGTTTTTAGCTACAACATTGAAGGCCAACTTTCTGCAACTTCAAATAATCTTACTTTTAACGCTGTTGGAAAAACTGCATTACCAGAAGACCCAACAGGATTAACAATAGAACCTGTTTCAGACCTATTTATTCGACTACGTTTTGACCCTGCTACAGATATTGACGTAACCCACGGGGGGTCAATTTCCGTTAGGCATACGCCATCTGTAGACCCTAGTGTTGCAACATTTAGCAATTCAACAGAAATTATTCCAAAATTATCAGGAAATATAAGTGAAACATTGGTACCCGCTTTGTCTGGTACTTACAGTATAAAATTTTTGGATGACGGCGGACGAAGATCAAATAATGCTGCAAGAATAATTGTTACACAACCAGACCCACAACCAAATCAAATAATACTAACAGAAAGAGAAGATACAGATTCGCCGCCATTTCAAGGAAACAAAGTAAATACATTTTATGAGGCAGATTTTGATGGTTTATTATTAGATGGCACACTGTTATTTGATGATATAACACAAAATATTGATGATTTATCAAATATAGACTTTGCCGGCCCTATCGCTTCAAGTGGTTCCTATGAATTTCAAAATGTTGTTGAAATGGGCGGAATTTTTAATCTGACTCTTAAAAGAAGATTTGTAACTTCTGGACTTTTGCCAAATGATCTTATTGATTCAAGGACTGCTAATATTGACACTTGGACTGAATTTGATGGAACTTTAGCAGAAGATGTCGGGGCAAAATTACTTGTTGCTACAACACAATTAGACACGACAACATCAACAGCCGCCACTTACGAACAAAGTGGTACAACAATTACTATCACGAAAAGTGGACATGGTTATTCTGTCGGAGATCAAGTTGTAATTGATTTTACTGCTGGAAGTGCAACAGATGGAAACTATGAAATACAAACAATTACTGGAAGTACATTTACAGTAACAGCGAGTTCTAGTGCAACAATATCAAGCGGAACTTCTTGCACTTATGGGGCAAACTTTACGCAATTCAATACTTTTGCAAATGGTGAATATACTGCAAGAGGATTTAAATTTAAGTGTGAACTAGAGTCGAATGACCCAGCACAAAATATAAATGTTACAGAACTTGGATATGAAGCAAGTGTTAAACGTAGAACAGAAACTGTAAATAGTGCGATTGCTAGTCAATGTGCAACAAATAGTGCAGCTAAAACAGTGACATTTGCTAATCCGTTTTTCGCTGGTACTGGTTCTCTAGGTGGTTCAACAACAGCATTTCTTCCAACAATCGGAATAACACTTGAGGGAGCCGTTTCAGGCGATTATTTTAAAATTACATCTATAACAGGTACACAATTTGTTATCGAGACAAGAGACAGCAGTAATAATTTTAAAGACTTGAGTTTTAAATATACAGCAATTGGGTTTGGTAAAGGAGGGTAAATATGTTTATATTTAAGTTATCAACTATCATATACTTATATTAAAAGGATTAAGTAATGGCAACACATGATTATGTTATAGCCAACCAATCAGGGGCGGCATTTCGTACAGATTTAAATAATGCTCTTGCTGCAATCGTAAGTAATAACTCAAACTCTTCAGAGCCGGCAACAAAATATGCATATCAATGGTGGGCTGATACTTCAGCAGCCGTAATGAAACTACGAAATTCTGCTAATGACGGATGGATAGAATTATTTCAATTAGATGGTACTTTGACTCTTGAGGATGGCTCTGCAAGCGTTCCCGGTCTTAGTTTTAGGTCGGATTTGGACACAGGAATTTTTAGATCTGGTTCAAATGTTTTAAATATTACCACTGGAGGAGCTGAAAGAGTTAAGATTGACAATGCTGCGGTAACTATTACACCGCCACTTCAAATCAATGAAGGAACAGATATATCAATGGACACTAGTAGTAGTGGACAGCTTAAATGTATTGGAAATGGTTATGCTGGTGCAATAGCATTAGATGCTACAGCAATGAATATTTATCATAATGCCTCTTCAAGGTCTATTGTGTTTGGTATCAATGAAAGCGAAGTTGCAAGATTTGACACTTCGGGAAGGTTACTAATTGGTAGTACTACTGTAGGTGCTTCTGCAGCAGATGATTTAACAGTTGAAACTTCAGGTGTTACTGGAATCACTATTAGATCGGGAACAACTAGCACTGGTAATATATTTTTCTCTGATGGAACCTCAGGTGATGCTGAATTAGAAGGTTTTATTCAATATGACCACAGTACTAACCATTTACAATTCGGTTCAAATCATGGAACTCGTATGGTTTTACATGATGATGGACATTTAACTTTAGGCACTACTTCATCATCAACCCAAACATTATTTGTTTCTGGAACTATTGGTTGTGATGATAATACTGATACTTCGATGGATTCTAGTGCTAGTGGTCAGCTAAAAGTTGGCGGAAACGGTTATGGAGCAGCAATAGCTTTAGACGGTTCTGCAATGAATATTTATCATAATGCAACTAGTAGAGGAATTGTATTTGGAATAAATGAAACTGAAGAATGTAGAATTACTTCAGGTGGAAATTTTTTAGTTGGAAAATCTGTAAGTAACGCACAAGGAGCAGGTATTGAGTTAAGAACTAATCAGATTATTATTGGAAAAACTGCCTCAGGTGCTGTTAATGGTATATTTTTTACTCATAATACTACCTATTGTGGTGGTTTAAACTACGATGACTCAACTACATCCATTGCAACTAGCTCTGATGAAAGATTAAAAGAAAATATAGAAGATGCTGATGATGCTGCCAATAAAATAGATGCAATTAAGGTTCGACAGTTTAACTGGAAAAGTAATGGTAAGCATCAAGAATATGGTTTTGTTGCACAAGAATTAGAACCTGTTTTTGCTCATGCTGTACATACAGGAGAAGATGATCTTAAAACAAAAACTGTTGATTATGCTTGTTTTGTTCCATTACTTGTAAAAGAATTGCAATCACTACGGTCAAGAGTTGCCGTATTAGAAGCAGCTTAGTAAAATTAGATAAATTAAATAAAATTTATGGCAACACCACAAGAACTTTATGACGAAACAAAAACTCGTCTTGATTTAAATATTGCAAAGGCACAGATGCTTCAAAAAGAAATAGATCAAAAAGTTCAAGAAAAAAATCAGTTAATGCAACCAATAATTGAAGATCAAGGTGCATTAAAGCAACTAGAAAAACTTAATGTTGTTCAGACTGTAGAATCAAAGTAAAATAAAGCTAAACATTTATTATCATGGCTGTTACTTGGGATGTTGCAAATTTAGATGTAACAAAAACTGTTGGAAGTTTATCTGATGTTATAACTACTGTTCACTGGACAGCTTCGGATGCTGATGGAGAACATACTGGTTATGTTTATGGTTCTGTAAGATTAGCTGATGCTGATTCTTCATCGTTTACAGAATATAGTAGTGTTACTAAGGAAAATGCAGTAGCTTGGGCAAAAGCTATTTTAGGTGCTGATAAAGTAACACGTTTAGAAAAAATTGTTGCTGATCAAATAGCAAAAACAAAAACTCCTACTGAGAGTTCTGGTGTACCTTGGTAGAGATTATCGACAGCCCCACATAGAGGGGGGCTAATGCACAGATTCCGCAAAAAGTTATAATAGTCACAGGTATTAATGCTTTCAAAAAGGCTTCTCGCATCATGGCAAAAATTTCACAGATATTATCTATTTTAAGTTTTATAATCAGCGCGTCAATGTTAGGCGGAGGTTATTTCGGTTATAAATACGTCACTTCGCCACAATTCAAAAATCGGATGATGAATGAAGTGTTGGCAAACGTGCAAAAGATGATGCCAAAAATGCTTGATAAACAAATACCAAAACAAACAGGCGGTTCAATTCCTTTGCCTATAAAATAAATATAAGTTAAATATGATTCCAATTGATTGTTTTTCAGAAATAAAAACAAAATCAAATGAATTAATTTTATATCTTGAAAATTTAATATCTTTCAAAGATTTAACTTGGCAACAACATTTTGGATTTGATGTAATTTTTCTTGATAATTCTTGGATTCAAAAAGAATTAGCCTTGAACGAAATTAATAAAATTCATCCTATTAATCAATTAGGTTTGTTGAGAGTTAAATTCGAATCTTTTTATGATTGGCACGTTGATGATTACAGACAGTCTTGTATAAATTGTTTAGTAAGTAAAGAACACAATAGTTATTGTTTGTTTGGAGAACATAAAGATAAATGGTATCACAACAATATAATTGAACTTAAATATAAACCTTATACATATTATTTATTTAATAATCAAAAAAAACACGCAGTTATGAATTTAGATAAAAAAGATCGTTATTTGTTGTCACTTTATTTTCAAGAAGAAACATCTTATAAAATCTTGCAAAAAAAATTAAAAAGCTATTTGATAAATAAATAATTGGAAATAAAACAAATCAAAATTCCAGATATTTCGACAATAAATATAAATTCTTATATACCGCCATCAAATGTTTTAAATGTAGCCCCGCTAACAATTGATGTTCTTGGATGTGTCAAAACACATCGAGATAGTTCAATAAAAAATACACAGATAATAGAGGACGACCCAAATGGAGCTTTTTACAGTTGCCCAAATGGAAAGATGCCTTCTTATATTCCAATTCAATACAATCCTAATCAGTTGCAGATTGTAGAAGAACAAGAAAAGCCAAAAGCCGACACACCAAAACCGCCAGAAACAAAACCGCCAGAAATTCCAAAAAATAAAGAAAAAGAGATTATAACGATTCCGCCTTGCCCCGACCCAAAACAACCCCTGCGCGTTGGTTCATATGCCAATTCTAAAAAATTGGAAAAAGTAAAAGCTTTTGAATTAAATGAAAATAATGAATGTATTATTATCTGGCAACCAGTTCCGTTCCAAGAATCTTATATCCCAGAAGTATCAACAATAATTTCAACAGCCGTGATTGGATTCGTGGCCGCATCATCGCCCATAATTTTGAACGCTATAAAGCCAATTATTAAAAAATTAATTACTAGAAAAAAGAAATCATCTTAAGTCGTGAGTATGCGGAATAACTTGATTCGGCTTTTTGTCGATATAAATATCAGCGCATAAATTATAAAATTCTGAATTTTTTGCGATCAATATTCCCTGTTGTTTTAATTTTCCACATTCTTTAATACGCGCGATAGCCCAATCAAGCCTTTTATTCTCTAATACTTGTTGTTGAATTTTTACTTGTGTTGTTGCTGCTTGAGAACATTGATTTTGAAATTTCCTATCAAGCGGAACTGTAAAATTTAAACTGAATCCTGTATTTACTGCAAACGAATCTTTATTTGTTCCTGAATAAAATAATTCATCAAATAATACATCGCCCGGGTTGTCAGGAACCCCATCTTCATCGGCATCTGTCGGGTCATAGTATGGCAAAGTGTAATAATCTCGATAAGGCTTGCGATAATTTGCGCCAAATGTGACGAACGGCGAGAATGTAAGCGTTGCACCTTGACAAACAATATTTCCGCCAAACTGATTCGTGGTCATATTGCCCGTCAATGATTGAATAGCCATATTCGTGACACTTCCGTTGTTTGATTGGCTGACAGCGTTTGCAAGCGCTTCTAAAGGCGTTAAAGCTATTGAGAGAAGACAGACGTAGAAGTAACTACTGATTCGCTTTCTATTTGCCTTGTGATGCTTGTTATGTTGGACACTCCGCCCGGCCCTCGATAAGACTCTGAATATTGAAAGGCTGCGCCGCTTGTTGGATTTGTCAATGTGAATACTGGTTTGTTGCCTGTCGATAAATCTAACCCCGTATATGTATATTGTTGACCGTTAACCGTTGCTGAAACATCTGTTGTATTTGGTGCAACCCCGCCATCTGTAGAAATCCCTGTTCCTGTAACTGAATATTCATAAGAATTACCAAAATAATCTGTTGACGTAATCGTTTCAGAAATTGATGTTGTTGTATTCGTTGTTGAAGACATCGTGCCAGTTGTAAAGGCTGGCGTAATAGGCTGCGCATAACTAGGTAATCCACAAAATAAAAATAAATAAAAAAGTTTTTTCATTTTTCATTTTTTACCTAATCCACGCATATAATCATCAGCCCTGTTTGAAAAAATTTTATATAAAACAAAAGAACAAATACAATAAATGATTATTGCAATGATCGCTGAAATTATTGGTAAAATCATCAATCCACAGAAAGCGTAGTTACATATTGACCTGTTATTGAAGACCCCGGATCGCCGCCTGTTACCGATATAACATGATTATCTATTGTTGCGGCGCCAGAACCGATTGCGCCTGCCGCTGTAGATGTAAGGTCTGAAAAATTACTTACTGCACCAGTAGTCGGAGCGCTATTTGGAACCGCATCGCCTTCAAGATATGATTGAGTGAATTGAAAATTTTCTCCAGCGGTACTTTGTGATGCTGTAATTGTAGTAAAAGCATTTACGCCGTTAGTGGCTGTTCCTAGCCCGCCAACAACGCCCGCTGTTGTTCCATCTGTAGTCGTGACACCGCTACCAGAAACCGAATAAGAGTTTGCCACCCGATCAGCCGCTGTTGCTGCCGACATCACCTCTATTTGTACAGAAGAGGTAATTGTTGACGTCATATCGGCCATTGCCGCAGATGGAAGCAAAAATAAAATAGGAAGTAATTTTTTCATTTGATACCTACTTTGGAGTTCTTATTGTCTACTATATTAACTTTACCCTGTAACTTTTTTTTGTCACCATTCTTACTTTTAAGGTCAATCCCAAATTGCGTAAGGACGCCCGAAAGCAAGCCTGCGGCAAAGGTGGTATCAATTTGCCTGACAGGATTCGGGTTATAGTACGACCAAGAAATGACCGCTAAAGACCACCCAAGAACGACAAGTTGAACAAAAGTTGCAACAATATTCGGCCTTTGTTTATCTTCTTCTAATTCTTCCATAAAAGACCTTTTTGCTAAAACTAGCAAACTTGTCTAGAGTTGGGAAGAATATATTACAAAAAATGATTCGATTTATCAAGCCAATACTGAAGTTTTTCGTCAAATCCAACGCGATCAAATCTTTAGTCATTTCGCTTTTAGAAGATTATGCAAAGTCTACTGAAACAGACATTGATGACGAAATCGTTAAGTTAGTTAAAGAAAAGTTATGGCCTGTTACATAACTTTAAGTTATGTTTGGCGTAAGGCGTCAGGTGGTCGATGCCTTCTCTGCAAAAAATGGGCTTACTAATTCCCCAAAAGTAAGCCTATTTTCAATATAAGGAGGTCAGCTCGCTATGGCTTGGGATGATTGGTTAACCATAACAGAAACGCTTGAAGATCAACTTTATCTTGAAATTCAGGCGCGGATGTTGGCCGAAATAACTGACTTTGAATATTTGCTTGATATAGCTGTAAACTATCAGCGGCAAAATTGGCAAAAAGACGAGATCATCAAAAATTGCATTGCAAAAATTGGCGATCTCGAAACAGAAATAATTAAAATAAGTCTTAAAAAAGAAAAAGACGATAATAATTCAAGAATTAAAAAGGAATATCATCGCCCGCTGTAGGCTCAATAAAGTTAAGATTTATATTTCCAAAATCGCCATATTTACCTTCTTTCCCTTTGGCGTTAATGTAAACGCCTTCTACTTCCACTTCATCGTTTTTTGAAAAATCCCAAACTTTCCCTTTTGTTGTTTTTGTATCAACCAGTTTCATCAAGTGGTCACAAAAACCGGGAACGGATTCAACAGGAATAAAAAGAGACATTCCTTTTGGATATTTTTCAGTGTCTTCAAATTCTTGACTTCTTTCGTTTGTTGAATACTTAATTGGATAAGGTGTGGCGGGTTTGAATTTAAATTCAGGCATGATTAAAAAAATTTGTTAAAAGTTGATCAAATAATTGTGTAAGCGAAATTTTGTTTTTCGCGCAGTATTTACGAATTAGGGTGGCTTGCGAATCATCGGTTCTAAAATAAAATTTGTTGCGGTTGTAATAAGAGTTGCGGCGAGATCGAAGCTGCGCAATGACTTCTTCGCCTGATTTTGTGGCCT